GGCGAGTGCAGGCATGGTCGGTGGACGGGTCACGGCTACCATTGGTGGCATGGCCACCAAATCAACTGGAGTCGGTCGCGGATCATCCGCAACTCCGATCGAGCGCAAGCGTCTCAAAGGGTCACGCATACGCAACGGTTTGAAGGCTTCGCCTATGCCAGAGACTGCGTTGGCGTTGGTCGACTTGTCGGTTGTGCCGGTCGCGCCGAAAGGTTTGGGCAAAGTTGGCACCGAGTATTGGACGGTGTTGTGGACTGGTGGTCGGCGTCATCTGTCCGAGCTGCACGACGGTCCGCTCATGGGTCGGCTCTGTCGGAACTATCAGAAGATTTACGATCTAGAAGTTTGGTTGGGCGACGATGTGACGACGCGCTGGTACACCTCGCCGAACGGGCAGATTGTGACTCATCCTGCGGTGAAGCAGATAGAACAGATGGACGCGCAATGCACAGCATGGTTGAGTTTGCTTGGTTTCACTCCGAGCGATCGTGCAAGACTTGGCTTGGCGGAGATAAGGGTGGCAAATGAGCTTGACGCATATCGACAAAGGAACTCCAACTTGGTCGACGCCGAAGTTATACAGCAAGTCTGACGGTCACAAAGTCGTTGACTTTGCTCGAACTTTCTTGCATGTGAGCAAAGGTGTTCGTGCCGGTCAGCCTCTGATTCTTACCAACTGGCAGGTCGCACTTCTTGACGGGTTGTATGAGCGTCGTGATGACGGGTTGCTTAGGTATCGTCGTAGTTTGATTGGGTTGGCTCGGAAGAACGGCAAGTCATTACTCGGTTCACTCATCGCACTGTATGGTCTGATCGAGGGTGAGCCTGGTGCTGAGGTTTATTCGGCGGCGGGTGACAGACAGCAGGCGCGAGTTGTGTTCAATGAAGCCAAGTGGCAGATCACTCAGTCGCCTGCATTGTCAGGTGTGTGCAAGGTGTATCGCGATGTCGTTGAGGTTCCTTCGACTGGTGCGATCTACCGTGTGCTATCGAGCGACGCAAAACTTCAACAAGGTTTGAATCCTTCAACGGTTGTGTTTGATGAGTTGCATGTGCAGCCGAACTCTGAACTTTGGGATGCGCTGACTTTGGGTTCTGGTGCGCGTAAAGATCCGAACATTGTGGCCATCACCACGGCAGGTTTTGACTTGGATACCATCTGCGGTTCTCTTTATAACTATGGCAAACGGGTCATCTCAGGTGATCAGGTTGATGAGCGGTTCGGGTTTTGGTGGTGGGAAGCACCAGCCGAATGCGAGGTGTCGGATCGTGATGCTTGGAATATCGCTAACCCGAACTTGGCTGAAGGACTTCTTGACATTGAGGACATGGAGATCTCAATGATGCAAACAGCTGAAGTCGCCTATCGCCGATACCGGCTGAATCAGTGGGTTCGTACCGATGGCGAGTCGTGGTTGCCGAAAGGTGCTTGGGAGTTGTGTCGAAGCGAAGATGAACTTGATCCGAACATTCCTATGTTCGTCGGCATTGACATGGCGTTGAAGCATGACTCGATTGCAGTTGTGGTTGCGCAACCGCAGGAGTCTGGTCGGATTGTTGTTCGTGCAAAGATCTGGCATCCTGATGGCGGTGTGATGGATGTGGCCGCAGTCGAGCAACACATCCGAGAACTCGGTCGCGAATACACGGTGCAAGAGTTCGCCTATGACCCAGCGTTCTTTCAGCGTTCAGCCGAAGCGATGTCCGATGAAGGGTTCACGATGGTTGAGTTCAGTCAGTCGACTGCGCGTATGGTGCCGGCTTGCGGAACTTTGTATGAGATGATTGTGAATCAGAAGATCGCACACAATGGTGATCCCGTGTTCGCTGATCAGGTGTTGTCGGCTGCGCAACGGTCAACGGATATGGGTTGGCGGTTGTCGAAGGGTAAGTCGAAACGCAAGATTGATGCTGCGATAGCATTGGCGATGGCTGTTGATCGTGCAACGAGAAGAGCCGAAAGTGTTCAGCAACCTGGGTTCTTCGTAGTTTAGGAGTGAAGAGATGATGATTCTAATTCTTGAGATGGTGTCGGTGTTCTTGATTGCGTTGGGCATATTTTACATTGCGCTTCCGCTTGGGCTAATCTTTGTAGGACTTTCAATGCTTGCATTCACCTTGGCATGGGAACGGTCAAAGAAAGTGGATAACAAATAATGCTGTCAAGACTGTTCACACAAGGCACCGAGGAGCGAGCAATCTCGTTCCAGTCGCTGTTCGCCGCAGGTGACGCATTCCAATTCACAACAAACTCTGGCACGGTAGTCACGCAAGAAGATTCGTTGAAGATCGGAACCGTGTATGCGTGTGTCCGACTGATCGCCGACTCTATCTCAACTCTGCCAGTCGACACCTACATCCGTGTCGACGGCGACCGCCGACCATATCGGCCGCGACCTGAATGGGTTGATATGCCTGAGATCGGTGTGTCACGCACCGACCACTTCCAGCAGGTACTTGTCTCGATGCTGTTGAACGGTAACTCGTTCACACGCATCATTCGTGACGATGCCGGTGTTGCTGGTTTGGCTGTGTTGAATCCGTTGAAAGTTGAAGTGAAGCGCGACGAGTCACGCCGACTGATTTATGTCTACGACAATCAGTACATCATCGAGCATGATGACATGATTCATCTATCCGAGTTGCGTTTGCCTGGTGATTTGCGTGGCCGTTCACGCATCGAACTTGTCAAAGAGAATCTTGGTTTATCGAAGGCTCTTGAGGAGTTCGCTGCAAGGTTCTTCGGTCAAGGTTCGCACACTTCTGGCATCATCGAGTTCCCAGGCAACCTGACCCGCGAACAAGCGAAATCGCTTGTTGACGGATTCGAAGAAGGTCACAAAGGTTTGCGACGCTCACACCGACCAGGCATCCTGTTCGGCGGTGCGAAGTACACGACAACTTCGGTCGCACCAGACGACTCACAGTTCCTACAATCACGACAGTTCGCAGTCGAAGAGATTCTTCGCGCATTCCGTGTACCACCATCGATGGCTGGTGTGATCCAATCAGGTGCGCAAGCATACGCATCTGTCGAGATGAACGGCATTCACTTTGTGATGCACACACTCCGACCGTATGTCACCAAGATCGAAGACGGCTACTCAAACAAACTTCTCACCAACGGTGCGTTCATGAAGTTCAACCTTGACGGTTTGATGCGCGGCGACTTCGGTTCTCGTGTCGCAGGATACTCATCAGGTCTGCAAGCTGGTTGGCTGTCAATCAACGATGTGCGACGCTTCGAAGATCTCCGACCAGCCGAAGGCGGCGATGCTTACCGTGTACCGCTCGCCAATGTTGATCTTGCTGCGGCTGGACTCACAGAACTTGACCGCAAAACAATGATGGCTCAACGCCTCATCAACGCAGGCTTCGAACCCGCATCAGTGTTGAAAGCACTCGACATCGAGCCGATCGCGCACACAGGTGTCGCACCAGTCTTGTTGCAACAAGTCACCGAACCAGCACCAACCTACGATGTGAACCAGCGTGATGTGAATGTGACAATGCCTGAGGTCGTGGTGAATGTTCCACCGGCGAATGTGAATGTCGCTCCGCCAGTCATCAATGTTCCTGAAACTGTGGTGCGTGTGAATGTTCCCGAGAACAAGCCGACTGTGCGAACGGTTGAGCGTGACGCCGACGGTAGAATCTTGACAATCACCGAAAGGATTGAGGAATAATGGCACACGGTCTATCGGCTTATCTTTGCAACTCATGGCTTGACGCGCTTGCGAACAACACTTCTTATGTGGTCGCACAGGTGTATATCAAACTTCACACAGGTGATCCTGGTGCGTTAGGTACCGCGAACCCTGCAACTGAAACAACACGCAAGGCTGCGTCGTTTGGTGCGGCGTCAGCGGGTGCGATCAACTCGGACGCCGATATCAGTTGGACGAACATCTCAGGGTCGCAGGACGCGACACACTTTACCGCTTGGGACAGTTTGACGGCAGGTAACTTCTTGTTCTCTGGCACGATCACCGCGAACCCGTATACCGCTGGTGACACTTATACGATCTCTTCAGGCAATCTGTCTGCATCTCTAACAGTCGCAAGTTAGTTGGCCGCTATGGCGGTCAAAAGATTCCTGCTCGACACGAGCCAACTGGACGACGCCACCACAGGTCTTGATGGTGGTCTCGCGTTCATACTTGACACATCAACGCTGAACAGTGACCGTGTTCTTGACGGCGGAGAGTTCCTCACAACTGCGACCGGCACAGCAACACTCGGCGCAATGTCGGCCACTGCATCTGCGACCGTTAAACATTCTGCGGTTCTAAGTTCCACACTTGGCGCAATCTCGGCAACTGCATCTGCGACCGTTAAACATTCGGCGGTTCTCAGTTCAACTTTCGGCGCACTTGACGCATCAGCACAAGCCAAAGCAAAAAAATCTGCGACTGCCACAGCCGACCTCGGCGCACTCAACGCCTCGGCGACCACAAAAGTTGCAAAGACCGTCATCGCCACAGCCGACCTCGGCGCACTTGACGCATCAGCGACAACGAAGGTTGCCAAGTCGGCGATCGCATCAGCCGACCTCGGCGGACTTGTCGCAACCGCAAACGCACTCGACACACCGCCAACACCAACACCAGAACCAACGCCTGTCGGCGGAAGACAATACGCCGCACCACGACGACCCAAGAAGATTGAACCACTACCTGAAGTCGAGATACCTGTCATCCAACCGAAGCGACGGTACGCGGTCTGCTCAACAAGTCTTGGTGGCATGACCGCACAAGTCGAAGCGATGATCACATTCAGCATTCTTGACGATGACGCTGAAGTATTATTGTTGGTCTGATGCCTTACTTCATTACAGACAAATCACCAGACTGTTCTGGATGGGCAACCATCAAAGAAGATGGCGAAGTAATCGGATGCCACTCGACGAAACAAGATGCGATTGATCAGATGGTTGCGGTGTCTATTGCCGAGGACATGGAACCAGGTGGCGAGAGAAACGCTGACGCCGAAGAAGTTGTGATTGTTGATATTGATGGAACGCTGATAGTCGGCGGTCAAGGCATTCAAAAGAATGTTGACTATGTCAACGAACTATTCGATGAGTATTACATCTACATCGTGACAGGCCGACCAGAATCGGATGAAGAACAAACTTTGAAAGAACTCGCCGATGCTGGTGTCAGATTCGATGACATCGAGTTCAACGAAGATATGTCAGTTTCTACAGTTGTTTACAAGAAAGAAAAAGCGCAAGAAATCTTGGATGAACATTCAGTTAAGTTGGCGATCGATAATGATGTTGCTGCTCGTCGCGCATATTCGGATCTCGGGATTCCGACCATGGACCCAAAAACCATTAAAGCGATGAGTATGCGCGCACCGGCACCACCGAAGGATCAGATCACAGGCAGCGACAAGAATCCTGCTGGGTCGGCGGCAGGTAAGCAAGGCGGGATAGAAATCAATGAAGCAACCGAGACGGCGTTGCGAAACAAAGTGACCGATCATAACGAGAAGATGGATGCAGAGAATCGTCCTGTGTGGACTCGTGTGACGCTCGGTGTGTTGAAATCTGTGTATCGTCGTGGTGCTGGTGCGTATTCAACTTCGCATCGTCCTGGTATTGGTCGTGCGCAGTGGGCGATGGCTCGAGTGAATGCGTTCATGTATTTGAGTCGTGTTGGCCGTCCAGAGAATCCTGCCTACATCACGGACAATGATCTGTTGCATGTTGATCATCCGAAGTATTCGGCGGCTGACCGTGCGTTACCTGACAACTATCGTCCTGCGTTGTCGCCTGATGTTCCTGATGGTCGTGCTTGCGGGAACTGTTACTTCTACGACGAAACAAATGTCCAAGGAGAAGGAGACAACCTCAAGGCATATTGCGAGAAATGGGATGAGTATGTTGACGGCGGGTTCTATTGCAACGCATGGCAACCACACGAAGAAGAAATGCAAGAAGAAGATTCGGTTCGCCAGGTATCTCTTGAGATACCTGT